TCAGTTAATTATCCCTTCTTTTTCAAACCGACCCAGGACGGAATGGACCGTCCAAAGACCGAGCTTGCCTACCGTGTTCCCGCAACCAAGTACACCCGTCGTAAGCTCACCGCCGCCGCCGATGAAACCTTACAAGACGAATTACAAGGTCTTGATACAACCATCGATTGGAAAAATACAGGTGACAACTCCTATGACGGTGAGAAACTCAAACTTCTCGTTCACGACGAGTCCGGTAAATGGGAAAAGCCGAACAACATCCTCAACAACTGGAGGGTTACGAAAACCACGTTAAGATTAGGTAGTAGAATTATTGGAAAGTGTATGATGGGTTCAACATCAAACTCTTTAGATAAAGGCGGTAAAGAATTTAAAAAATTATATGATAACTCAGATGTCACACAAAGAAACAGCAATGGACAGACTCGCTCAGGATTATATAGTTTGTTCATACCTATGGAATGGAATTACGAAGGATACATTGATTCTTATGGACTACCTGTATTCGATACACCGCAAAAACAAATTAAAGATCCTCATGGTGTAACTATAAAACAAGGTGTTGTAGAGTATTGGGAAAATGAAGTAGAAGGATTAAAGCAAGATCAAGATGCTTTAAATGAATTTTATAGACAGTTTCCACGTACAACTAAACATGCTTTTAGAGATGAGTCAAAGCAATCTTTATTTAATCTAACTAGAATATATGAGCAAATAGATTTTAATGAAGATTTAAAAAATAGTATAACTGTAACTCAAGGTAATTTTCAATGGGAAGATAGTAAGCAAGATACTAAAGTTATATTTATACCAAATAAACAAGGAAGATTTTATATTACTTGGATACCAGATATAAATGTACAAAATAGAAGATATATTAAAAATGGTGTAAACTATCCAAGCAATGAGCATATGGGAGCTTTTGGTTGTGACCCATATGATATATCAGGAACAGTAGATAAAAGAGGTTCTAACGGTTCATTACATGGACTCACTAAGTTTAGTATGGAAAACGCGCCGCCAAATCACTTTTTTCTTGAATATATAGCAAGACCACAAACAGCTGAAATATTTTTTGAAGATGTGTTAATGGCTTGCGTATTTTACGGTATGCCAATACTTGCTGAAAATAATAAACCAAGATTATTATATTATTTTAAACGTAGAGGTTATAGAGGTTTTGCAATGAATAGACCTGATAAAGCAAGAAATAAATTATCTGTAACAGAAAGAGAAATAGGTGGTATACCTAATTCTAGTGAAGATATTAAGCAAGCTCATGCTGCAGCAATAGAAACATATATAGAAACTTTTGTAGGTTTAAAAGAAACTGGATATGGAGATATGTATTTTCAAAGAACATTAGAAGACTGGGCTAAATTTAATATAAACAATAGAACAACTCATGATGCTTCGATCAGTTCAGGTTTAGCTCTTATGGCGTGTAATAAACATAGATATACGCCGGTAACAAAAAGAGAATTAAAACCTGTTGATTTAGGTATTAAAAAATATAACAATAAAGGATCGACATCAAAAATTATAAGTTAAATGAACATATATACTAACACTAATAGTCCTTTTCCAAGTCAAGTAGTAAGTGACGTAGAAAAAGCTAGTATTGAGTATGGAACACAAGTTGCTCAAGCTATAGAGCAAGAGTGGTTTTCACAAGGAAGGACTAGTGGTAATAGATACTTAACTAATTGGAATAATTTCCACATGCTAAGATCTTATGCTAGAGGTGAACAATCAATACAAAAATACAAAGATGAGTTAGCTATTAATGGTGATTTATCTTATTTAAACTTAGACTGGAAACCAGTTCCTATATTATCTAAGTTTGTTGATATAGTTGTAAATGGTATATCATCAAAAACTTATGATATAAAGGCTTATGCTCAAGATCCAGAGTCAATAAAGAAAAGAACTAACTACGCTTCTAAAATATACGAAGATATGTTATCTAAAGAATATTTAGATAACTTAAAAAATACTTTAGGTATTGATTTATATCAAACACCTAGTACAAATATAATACCAGAAACTACTGAAGAGTTAGAACTTCACATGCAGTTATCATATAAACAAAGTGTAGAAATAGCAGAAGAAGAAGCTATATCTAGTGTATTTGCTCAAAATAAATATGATTTAATTAGACGTAGATTAAATATGGATTTAGCTGTTTGTGGTATAGCCGCGGCTAAAACTAGTTTTAATACAGCTGAAGGTATTACTGTTGATTATGTTGATCCTGCGTACATGGTTTATTCTTATACAGAAGATCCAAATTTTGAAGATATATACTATGTAGGCGAATTAAAAGCAATTACAATAGCAGAACTTAAAAAAGAGTTTCCTAATATATCGGAAGAAGAATTAAAAAGAATACAAGCAATGCCTGGTAATAAATCTTATATTACAGGTTGGGGTGATTATGATTCTAATACAGTTCAAGTTTTATATTTTGATTATAAAACATATCACAATCAAGTATTTAAAATAAAACAAACAGATCAAGGATTAATGAAAGCTATTGAAAAGCCAGATACATTTAATCCACCAGAAAATGATATGTTTGAAAGAGTATCAAGATCAATTGAAGTATTATATAGTGGCGCTAAAGTTTTAGGTACTAATACAATGCTTAAATGGGAGCTTGCTGAAAACATGTCAAGACCTTATGCTGATACTACTAAGGTTAAAATGAATTATGCTATATGTGCACCTAGAATTTATAAAGGTAGAATAGAATCATTAGTTAGTAAATGTACTGGTTTTGCCGATATGATTCAAATTACACATTTAAAACTTCAACAAGTTATATCTCGTATGGTACCAGATGGTGTTTATTTAGATATGGATGGGCTTGCGGAAGTTGACTTAGGCAACGGTACTAATTATAATCCAGCAGAAGCATTAAACATGTATTTTCAAACTGGTAGTATTGTTGGTAGAAGTTTAACACAAGAAGGTGATATGAATCCAGGTAAAGTTCCAATACAAGAGCTTAATTCTGGTACAGGTGCGGGAAAAATACAAAGCCTTATACAGACTTATCAATACTATTTACAGATGATAAGAGACGTAACGGGACTAAATGAAGCTAGAGATGGTAGTTTACCAGACCGTAACACGCTTGTAGGATTACAGAAACTAGCCGCTAATGCATCAAATGTTGCAACTAGACATATTGTACAGTCTAGCCTATTTTTAACTCTTAAATTAGCAGAAAATATTAGCTTAAAAGTAGCCGACGCATTAGAGTTTCCATTAACTAGAGCATCATTACAAAACTCTGTATCAACATATAACATTAAAACATTAGATGAAGTTGTTAATTTAAACTTACATGACTTTGGTATTTTTTTAGAATTAGAACCAGATGAAGAAGAAAAACAACAATTAGAAGCTAATATACAAATAGCTTTGCAAGCTAAAAATATTGATGTTGAAGATGCTATTGATTTAAGACAAATTAAAAATCTTAAATTAGCTAATCAAATGTTAAAAGTAAAACGTAAAGAAAAAGCTAAACAAGATCAATTAGCGCAGCAAGCAAATATTAAAGCTCAAAGTGAAGCTCAATCACAAGCGGCAGAAAAAACAGCTATGGCAGAAGTTCAAAAACAACAAGCTATATCTGGTGCTAATGTAGAATATGAAAAAGCTAAGAGTGAGTTTGAAAAAGATCGTATGCAGTTGCAATCGCAGTTAGATCAACAGAAAATGATGCAGCAGCATAAGAATGATATGGAGCTTAAACAATTAGAAGTTCAACAACAACAACAAAAAGAAAAAGAAATAGAAGATCGTAAAGATAAAAGAATAAAAATGGAAGGTACTCAACAGAGTAAAATGATACAGCAAAGACAAACTGATAGCCCAGCTATAAATTTTGAAGCTGATTCAGGGTTGGATATGTCGCCTTTCGTGTAGTATTAACTATTTAATTATATTATATTATGTCAGAAAAACAAGCAGCCGTAGAGGCTAAGCAAGAAGGTGAATTTACTTTAAAAGGTAAAAATAAACCTAAAAAACCAAAACAATTAGGCAATAAAGAACAAGAGATACCAAAGGTAAGTATTAAAGAACCTTTAGTAGAAGTTGAGCCTGATGTTAAAAAAGTAGAAATTAAAAAAGAAGACGATGCCATTCAAATCGGAGAAACAGAGGAGGTATCTGTGGAAAAACCATCCGGAGATAGCGCAGAGATGGGAGAACCTGTACAAGAGTCCAACGAGACTGCTGAAGGGTTTTCTCCGATCCAAGAAGTAACTGAAGAAGAAGTTAAACAAGAAATAAAGCAACCAGAGGTTAAACCAGTTGAACAGCCAACTATAGATTTACCTGAAAATGTAGAAAAACTTGTTAATTTTATGAAAGAAACAGGTGGTACTGTAGAAGATTATGCTAGATTAAACGCTGATTACAGTAACATTGATGAAAAAGCATTGTTAAAAGAATATTATAAAAAAAATAAACCTCATTTAGATTCAGAAGATATTAATCTTATTTTAGAAGATTATGATTGGGACGAAGATATACATGAGGAAAAAGAAATACGAAAGAAAAAGTTAGCATTTAAAGAAGAAGTTGCTAAAGCTAGAACATATCTAGATGACTTAAAAAATAAATACTACGACGAAATTAAATTACGTCCTGGTGTAACTCAAGAGCAACAAAAAGCAATGGACTTTTTTAATCGTTACAATAAACAGCAAGAACAAGCTGAGCAACTACACACACAGTTTAAACAAAGTACTAAACAGCTTTTCAACGATCAATTCAAAGGTTTTGATTTTGAAGTTGGAGGTAAAAAGTATAAGTATAACATACAAAATCGTGATGTGGTTGCAGAAAACCAATCAAACATTAACAATCTGATAGGGA